AAAAGTTATTGCTTGAATGAGTTTTTTAGAGTAGAATATCACCTGCTCAGTTACAGCGTTCAATATAGTATACACCACTCAGCATAGCATTACTATGCCAATGTAATGTATTGTATTCTCCTTTAGAATGTTTATTAATCCAACTATTTTCTAACTTAAATTCTACATCGTCATTTACAGCAAGTACGTCTTTAATAAAGTATTGCACTGCATCGTCTATCTGCTGACTAAGGCTATGTAATTTTGGAAGGCTTAGTACTGTTTTGTCTTTGGTATGGTCATGTCCTGCCGCTTCATCAGGATAATCCATTGCCTTCACAAAAGTTTTAGTAATTTTATCTAGTTCTCCAATGTTAGCATAAAATAACGGAATGGAAAACAATTGTGTAACTTGATGTTTCATATATTCAATCCAATACTATCTGTATTAATTTGGCCTCTTGGCATTAAATTAAATGCCAAACTGTATCTATATTCATTATCTACGTTTCTTTCAACAACGTGTTCTAGATGACTTGGAAAAATTAAAACATCGCCTGCTTGCGGATATACACTGAACGATGACATTGTGTACTGATCTATTTTTTTATCTTGTGTTTTTATATCTAGCATTGTAGGCCATGTGTTAAGATGTGTATAACTTTTTAAAAAGCTAATAGGCGAAGTTGATGTTTTAGTATAGTATACTCCGCTAATTACAGCATTTTTGTGCGAGTGCGCACTGATAAATTCGCCAGGTTCCATTCTGTTGAGCCAACTGCATACAAATTCAAATGCAATATCAGGGTGTGCATCTAAAACATCGTATGCATAATAGTTTACAGCATTTCTTATGTTTTCCTTAAGAGATTTAAGTTTAGGATGATCTAAAAACATAAAATTATCATCAGCAACTGACTGCGGATTATATTTTAAGCGATTAATCCATGCAAGTGTAATAGGATCTAATGCACCTACATTTGTGTGATAAAGTGGAGTTGAAAATAAAGGTATAACTTGATTCTGCATTATTGTATAATACAATCTTAGCTTTTATTTGTCAACCAATAAGAAAGCCGTATCCTACTCCGCCTGGCACCGAAGTAGATATTTCGGCTTCTAGCTTTTCCATTTCAGCTTGTGCTTCTGCTTTAAGTGCATCACCGTTTAATGCTGAGCCTCCTTGTGGCCCTGCAATCTGTGCAAATTTTGAACGTGCTTCACCTAGCATATATTTACAACTTGCTAGAGTATAGTCTTTTATCCATTGTTGTGCTAGGTAATCGTCAAGTAAATTTTCATCAGGACGATAATTGTATGCCATTAGCAGTAGTGTTTCGTCTGCTCTAGGACGTTGTAAAAGTGTTATTTCTTTTGTTGTGGTGTTCCACGTAAATTCTATAAAAGAACCAAACATACGTCCTACAAGTTCTTGATACTGTGAGAACAAATCATACGTAGCAAGTCCGCCCATGTTAGAACTAGAAAGCAGATAAGTGTTTGTGTAAGCCATGTTGAAAGGTTCGAACAAGGTGCCGCCATCGCCGCCACCTGTACGTGAACCAATCGATCTGCGGAAAATTTTACGCACTTCCATTACTTCATTTGGCAAAGTATATTTGTTTTGATCTGTAATAGTTTTCATAAAAAGATACGACTCTTCTACCGAATTGTCCGAACGCTGTCTAAATCTACTCAATGCTTTATCAAGAGCAGTTTCGTAGTGTACAGGATCAAGTTCTACATCAACCATGCCTCCGCCTAGCATTGCGTATACATAGTCATATATTTTTTGTTTCTTTGTTGTTAAAGTAGCCATACGTAGTTTCTCCGTATGTATTTATCGTATCAATAACTATAACGATAAATATACATATGCCAAGACTATCATTATACAAGCCAGAAAAAGGCAAAGATTATAACTTTCTAGACAAACAAATTCTAGAAATGTTTACAGTGGGCGGTACGGACATTCATGTCCACAAGTATCTTGGTCCGCAAAATCCTGACGAAGAGGATGCTACTGCTGATCAGCCGCACTACGATGCTGTTGAAACTACTAATATTCAAGATATGTTGTTTTTGGAAAACAGAGATAGAAAATATGATCCGGATATCTATAATATGCGGGCTGTATACAACGTGCAAGATATTGATTTTGATCTAAGCCAGTTTGGTTTATTTTTAAGTAACGATACATTGTTTATGACAATACATATCAACAGCAGTGTAAAAACACTTGGCAGAAAAATTATATCAGGTGATGTAATTGAATTACCACACCTAAAAGATGAATATGCCCTTAATGATCATAGCGTTGCTTTAAAAAGATTTTACGTAGTAGAAGATGTGAACAGAGCCGCAGAAGGTTTTTCACCTACTTGGTATCCTCATTTATACAGATTAAAATTAAAGCAAATTGTAGACAGTCAAGAATTTAAGGAAGTTTTAGATTTGCCTGCAGAAGAAGGATCAGACACTACCTTACGAGATTTATTAAGCACTTACGAGCAAGAAATGCAAATTAACGAAGCAGTAATTAACCAAGCAGAAGCAGATGCAAGTAATGCAGGTTACGACATTAGTCATTACTATACTCTTGCAGTTAATGATGACGGTACTGCGGCACTTAAAACTGCTGATTCAGAAGAAATGGATGCAAGCGGCATTGGTACTACAGTTGATATGATAACAGATAAACCAGACAGAGCAGGATACGATGGCTACCTAGTAGGTGTTGAAGATGCTCCAAACGGTGCTCCATACGGTATGGGTATAAGTTTTCCTCCACAGCCTGAAGGTGGAGACTATTTCTTAAGAACAGACTTTATGCCAAAGCGTATGTTTAAATATGATGGTACACGTTGGGTTAAAGTACAAGATGGTGTACGTGTTACACTTACAAATACAGATACACGCTACACACAAAAAGGTACGTTTATCAACAACACAGGATCAGCAGAAATTGGTGGCGAAACTGTCCAAGAACGACAGAGTCTATCTAAAGCACTTCGACCTAAGGCGGATAATTAATGCAACATTTCTACGACGGCCAGATAAGAAGATACGTGACTCAGATGGTAAGACTAATGAGTAACTTTTCAGTAAAAGACGGATCAGGTGAGCTCAAACAAGTGCCTGTAATGTACGGTGACCTTACAAGACAAGTAGCAAATATTATTAGAGATAATAGTGAAAATAAAATTCCAACTGCTCCACGCATAGCTGTATACATTAGCAATTTAGAAATGGACAGAACACGTACAGCGGATAGTAGTTACGTAAGCAAAGTTAATATTAGAGAGCGTGCCTATGACGAAGACGGTGAAGAATACCTAAACTATCAAGGCAAGAACTACACAGTTGAAAGATTAATGCCTACACCTTACACACTGGGTTTTACTGTTGACATCTGGAGTAGTAACACAGATCAAAAACTACAAATTATGGAACAGATACTTACATTGTTCAATCCAAGTTTAGAAATACAAACTACAGACAACTATATTGACTGGACAAGTTTAAGTGTAGTAAATTTAGAAAGTGTTACTTTTAGTAGTAGAAGTATTCCTGTAGGTGTAGATAGTGACATTGATGTTGCTACGCTCGTATTCAGCACACCAATTTATGTATCACCGCCGATCAAAGTTAAAAGACTCGGTGTTATTACAAATATTATTACAAGTATTTTCAACGAATATACAGGTACTATTGATTTAGGAATGAGCATGCCTGAACTAAATGCTTATGATGATAGTAATATGCCTGGTGGCGATTACAAAGGCAAAAATATTAGTGCGCAAACTGATCTTACTGATCAAACTGCAAATGTAAGTTATAATGACCTAGGTGTGTATATTACAGGTACCGTTGGTAAACTTGTACACAAAGGTGCCGTTGGTAAAACAAATTGGCGCACAATTATTGATACATATCCTGGTCAATACCAAGATGATATTAGTAGAATTTACATCAGAAGACTTGACGAAAACAGAGATATTACTGGCACAATTAGCATGAATCCAATGGATGAAACAGAACTAATTGTTAATTGGGAT